ACAGTTCTTCAAACATTCCCATCGGACTCTTAGCTGAGTCTTTCCCTGAAGATTGTGTTCTAAACCTATACTTTGCTTGTTCTTCACCGTAGTGATTATCTGTAAACAGACAGCATACAAACTCTTTTTCTACACGCTTCTTCCAACGGTTACCATCAACAGCTACAAATCTTTCTTGTACTCCGTCTTCACCGTCATAAGCTCCGTCAATAGCTAAGAACACTACATACTTATCAGTATTCTTACTCATGTTAAGGATTCTATCTATCTCTTTGTTGTAGAATGACCAAACATCAAAGCCTTTAAACCTGATGTCTGCTTCTCTGTATATCATTTCTACCAAGCTGGTAAATGATTCTACTACAATAGTATCTATATCCTTTGACTTAACTGCTTTATCAAAAGCTGTATTGAATGTATTCAAGTCAGGAACTGGTACGTTCTTGAATTCTTTCGCTCCTTTGAACGGAAGTTGTTTTCTTTCTGTGTTTAGTACAGCTGTTGTGTGTGGATTTAGATTCCTCAACGATGTTGATTTACCTGACCCACTCTTGCCTACTACAATAATGTTTGGTTTCATTTGTCTTTGGTTTTTAAACGTTTATACTCATCCATACTATAGGTCTTAGTCTTTTTGTCTGATGCACAAACAAACTTCATAAAACCTCGTAGCATGATGTTTTCTTTATTCTTCATTCTCTCATCTATATTCCTGAAAGTCTTATTAACAACCTCTTTGATAAGCTTTTTAGAGAACGGAAGCTCTGCAGCTACCTTGTTTACTATGTCTTCGGGTTTTTTCATGGTTTAGTAAAGATAATAAATTAATTGTTATCAACAAAACTATTGTAAGAATTGTCGTCGTTTATCTCTTCAAACTTGGTTAGATAATTTATCCACTTTAGCCATTTGCTACCTATACCAATGTTTCTACCCTTAGCAAATATAATCTCTGCTTTACCTTCTGTTGTTTGCCCGTTAGCGTCTCCATCAAAACCATAGTATTCAGGTCTATATACAAACACTACAGCGTCAGCAGCCTGTTCTATCTCGCCAGATTCTCTAAGGTTTGACAGCATAGGCCTGCACCCTTCATTACGTTCGACACCTCTTGATAATTGCGACAGAGCTATAATAGTAATGTTAAGCTCTTTGGCAATATTCTTAAGGGAACGTGCAATGACGGATACCTCTTGCTCACGACTCCTACCTTTGACCATGTTACTTACCAGCTGAAGATAATCTATCATAACAAGCTTAACGTCTTTAGTAATTACATACTGTCTAATCTTGTTAATCAAATATCTAAGGCTAGTGTTGCTGCATTCGTCAATAAATAGAGGTATATTCTCTAGATGCCCCGTTGCTTTATGGATTACCCCCCACTCATCTGACGTAAGCGTACCTTTAATCAAGTATCTATTGTCAATGTGAGTTTCACCACTAAGGATTCTTGAAACAAGTTGAGGCACAGACATCTCATAAGAGAATACAACGCTATTATGACCTTCTTCAGCAGCATTTTTAGCAAGAGCAAGGGCAAACGACGTTTTACCCATAGAAGATGCACCACCGACGATAATAAGGTCTTGTGGTTGCCACCCACCAGTAAACTTGTCGATAGATGCAAAGCCTGAAGTAATTCCAGAGATGCCAGATGATAGTGAATTCTTTTCAATAACCTTGATAGTATCACGCAAATGCTCACGCAATTCTACAATAGAACCCTGCTCAGTCTTAGCAAGGTCAATCATAGTTTTTTCGATACTCTGTATGTTATCTTCTACTTCTTTATCATCAATTGTAGCTAGTACACTTTGACATAACTGTTTTACTGCAACTTTCTTTGAGATGTTTTTAAGGTAGTTAATGCATGTAATAGTCTCGTGCATGAATGAATCATTATCGTTCATACAACTAGCCAATACAAAGTCAACTCCTTTAATAAACCCTCGCAAATCGTTAGAAGCTTTTAGTAAATCAAACTTATTACCTGCCTGATACGCTTCATCCAACCACATATATACTTGTTTGTAGTCTGGGTCAGCGAATAGTACTGGTGATAGCAGCTCATGGTGATTGTAATAGTCTTGCTTATTATATATAAGCTTACTGATGAGAATCTTCTCTACGTTATCGTTCATCTCTTTGCTGTGTGTTTGTTCTTGGTGGTAAGTAATTAGTACCTCCTACATACTCATCATCGTACCGTGCATGTTTAATCCAACGTTCTGCGTGCTGGAACTCAGGTACGAATCTACCTCGCCTTTCTTCGCTAGCCTTATACTTAATCTGTATATCTAGCGCTGACATAATTTTGTCTACGAGTTCTTTTGGTGGCCGCAGCTTCATCCATTCAAACTTAGCTCTCTTCTTACCTATCCTAATTGGATAAGCTTTCCAGAATACCTCGAATGTTTTCTCAAGTCTGTTGCGGTCATCTGTTGTCATACGAATTGTTTTCTTATTGAATAGCTTCTTAGCTTTTGTAGTAGCTGAAGCTTCATACATATTTAAACTTATGTATCCATAGTAACTCAACTCTGTATAACAAATCTCTAACTGTTCATCAGAGAATCCATATACGCTTTGTAAAGCGTTAGACTCCCTGGATGTCTCGTTTGTAGACACCAAGAAATCTAACACTACCAAAGACAATAATGAAAACTCTAAATCTAAATCTTCGTATGCACATATTAATGCATCTACGCAATTTGTTAGTTTAGGCATCCAGTTTCTTTCATGTGGTTTACAATAAGCTCAAGAGCTTTAGTTGTAATCTTACTACTATTACCATATAGGTAATCTACTTCAGATACTTCACCTGAATGTGTAAGGTAGTTCGTTAACCCATTGAATAAACCGTAAGCTGTAGAGCCTTTCTTAGTCATTTCTTTTATAACTGCTGTTTCAATTAGCTCTCTACGTTTAAAGTGAACCGAAGTCTTACGTTTTAAGTTGCTGTCAGATATTAAATCCATAACTTTCTGTGTTATAGTAGATTCATATCCAACCTGCACGTTCTGCATCTTCTTCATTAGAGATGATACACCAAGCAGGTTAGTCTTAATAAGATTATCTAGACTCTTATTGTTTTGTAAGTCTTCAATCTTTTTAGTGTGCTTGATTACGTGGTTGTTCTCTTTGTCTTGCATTAGTAAGCCGAACATATTAGAACAACTATGTATCATGTTGGATATACCAAACGTAAGACGAAGGCTACCATCATGAGATGATAAAGCATATACAAAAGAATCAGCTTGCTCTTGACCCCAATCTGTCTGCATGTTATACTTAATAAAGAAATAAACCTTTCTACCTTTATCAAATGTACCACCTCTGGACTGAGACAAGTCATAGTTATCTTTACCTATCTTATCCAAGACAAGGTCAAGTAAGTCTGTGTTTTGCTTAACTGTATATCTACTACGCACTGGACCTAAAGCTTCTTTAGTTGTATCATTTACTGTGCAATAAAACTCTGTACTGTTGTAGTCATCACCATACTTAGTATTATATAAGTGTAGCTTACGCTTACTCACATTGAAGTCTAACTTATTGTAAAATAAAAAAGTATCCCTTTCTATTCTATCTTCTGCTGTAATTACTGTTGCCATCTTGAAATTGCTATACCGTTATGTGTACTACCCGTCCTTCGGGTTTTCACGTTACTATAATGATTACTTTGGTAAAAATTACCACGTAATCCTGCTTCGCCAAACATTAGTACATCTATACTATCTGTTACGAACTTTTGTTCTTTCTTTTTGGTTTGTTTTTTCATTGGTTTTCCTCCTTGTCTAATTTTAATTGTTCTCCTAATAATAACTCTTCATGCATTTGTCTGTCTATTGCGTTTTGTTTTTCTGCTTGCACAATAATTTGTTCTACATGGTAGTCTTGATATAGGCTAGATAATTTAGCCTCTTGCTGTTTGATAAGAAAGTCTTTGTAATAACCCATAAGTAGTTGGTTTTTAGTTTGTTAAACGATTTTTGGAATCATAATAGAAGTAATAGTAAAGGCCCGTGTGCTCGTTCGACAGTCTTATCTGGGGAAAGACACGTGTTATAACAGGCTGAAACCACTCACCTGTTGCCTTTATATATTAACTTATATACTCCATTTGGCTTGGTAATTGCTTGCCAGAATCCTTAATAGGTGCAGCAAACTCTGTTACTCTTTTTGTATAGTATGTATATACTTGTTTACCCAGGTTTTCACCGAGGCCTTCCAAGATAACATCTTTAAGTGTAACATCGTGTATGTTGTACCATATTTTCTTTTGGTTATTCTCTGCATAGCTTACAATACACTTGCATATCAATACCCAATTACGAATCTTTTCGTAGTTCATACTTGCACCATGACATCTAAACTCGACGGTTGGCTTACCACTTGCTGTACTAAAGTTGTTGATGTTAATCCATCTGTATCTAGTACTTGCGTAATGGTCGTGTCTACATTTCTTGTTTCGATGCTTATCTAACTCAGACTCACCAGCATATATATACTTTCCAATTTGCTTGCGCCAATTTTGAAAGTTAATATCCTTACCAGCCCATGTAGGTATAAACTTACAGTACGTATTGTCTAAACGTGAAGGTGGCATCATTCTGAATATCTCGTCTTGAATTTTATATCCAAGCCTTAACAACATGATTGTAAACACTCTATTGAACTGGCCCCCGATATGTACATGCACTCCGCATCTTTGATTAATCTCATGGTCATCAGATATACTATTGCATATCTTCTTAAGATGAGCGTAACCATAGTCACCATGCAATACACCCGTTACATACTCAGGACCTGATGTAGAGCCGTCATACACAGCTTTGAGGTTTAAGCATTCGTAATCATACAAATTACCTCGAGATGTTTCTATCTCTACACCAAATGTATGTCGCATACCATTAGACATTGTGTAAGTAGGACTCCAATTACCGTATGTTTTACCTTGCGTTCTGTCTACTACACCATTTATAATTGCAGTACTACGGGCCATATTATCAAAATACTCGTTATCTTCATCACCGCAACTATCAAAAGAATGTGAATCGCTACGATACTCTTCACAACGGTCACACCAATAGCATCCATCATCTGAAGCTGTCTCACTGCAATAATAAATTACATTAGTGTCGTAACATTCTACATAGTCTTGTTCTCTAGAAAAATAGCCTTCATCTCCATTAGGTAAAATACCAAACATACAGATATCTGACTCTAACCAAGTAGCATCATATTCAGAATAGAAAAATACTGAACCCCTTATCCATTTTGCGTACATACATGACTCTACGTAACAAATCTTATGCTCATCTATAATACTTTGCATGTCTTTAACGCTAATAAGTTTTGGGTTTAATTGTCCCTCATCATTTAACGTGTCTTTATGTACAAGAATACTTACTTCAGTACCGCATCGAGTTACAACTGCAACAGGTACTATATCACTTGTCTCTTCAGTTCTTTCTGCAAATTGTGTCACATCAAATGCAGAGTTCTCTTGTGCAGCAGTTACGCTTGCTATGATTTCGTTTTCTCCTGGCATAATTCTCTAATGTTTTTAAGTTTACGTATAACTTTATTTACATCCGATACTTCAGAAGAACGCTCTTTCAAAGCTTTGCAACTAATAAGCAACTCATCAACAAACTGTACGTCAGAAATGAAGATGAGATTCTTTTCAAGATTATACATAAAGAGGTAACTGATTAGCTTTAAGATTCTTTTCCCGTTCGTCTAACTTTGTCAACTCTGCATAAAGTTTACAAGATATTTCATACAAAGTATCCATGTCTTTACCACTCATATATCCTTCATTCTCAGAGGCTACGCCTTCAAGTAATTCGATTTGATTCATAAGCGATTGCACTTGTTTGCTTTCTTTGTGTTTCTCAGGAAATACTTCAAGAGCTTGAGATGGTGTTAGATAGTCGTCGTAATAATCATACCCTGCATCAACAAACGGTTCATCTGTTTCGCTAGGTTTACTATCTGTATCTCTATAGTCAGTCCAGTTAAGTTCTTTCTTATCTGGTTTAGCCACGTATGTAGTAGGTATATCTATTTGTGATATGATAATACCTTCATCTACAACAAGTAATTTCTCTGCTGGTACTTCACTAATAGACCAATCAGGTTGACAGATTTCTTTTAAGCCCTCCTCTAATGATGAAAAGAATATACCTTCACCTGTGTTCATCATAAACATAGGGTTGTTACGACGGTATACATAAAGCTTGCCATCTCTTTCTGTCCACACTGCATTGATTGTACCACCATGTTCACCAAGAGTCTGATAGTCTTCAGTCTTTTCAAGCACATTATATATAGCCTTGCTGTCTACATCTGGTATTTCTACCTGGTACTTCTTGCACATCTCTTCGTAATTAGATAACACACCGTTATGGCATCCGATATACATACCGATAGCATAAGGGTGAGTGTTCTCAGCGGTCTTTACACCATGAGTTCCATACCGTGTATGGCCTACGAATAGAGATGTTTTGTTATGGTCTATACTCCTGAGTAAGCCTTTGCTTGTACCTACAGTCTTGTATAGCTTTCTGAATGTACCATTTTCTACATAGATACCTGTACTATGCCCACCTCTACTGTCGTTGTCTTCAAGTAAGTGCATAGCTTTTAAGATATTTACACTCTTCCCAGAGTATGCTGCGATTCCACACATAATAATTAATGTTTAAGGTTAATTTAATTTTCGGTTGTTGTAAAATAGTCTCTTAATTTTATCTTGAGATTCTACGGTTAATCTATCTTCTACTATAAAAACATTTAACACATCAAGTTGAGCTGCGTAAATTGTAACAGCTGATTCACTTTGAACTACAATAGTATAGTTGTAAGGCTTATGTGATAAAGTTGATATGTAATCTTTACATATTTGTAAAGTGTTGTTCCAGTGCGTCATACTGTTCATCTGTTAGGTTATACAATTCTTTACACTGATTCCGTCGTATCTCATGCTTCATTTGAATGACGTTCTTATCGTCACGGTTAATGATGTATAGCATAAGCATTAATTCTGTTGCTGGCACGTGAATACTACCATCAAAAAGGGTAATATCAACAACGTCTGAGTTAGCGTCGTAACAGTACTCTATAGCACTTTCGTTGTAGCTAATAGAATCCTTAACTACATCTACTCTGTATAGAGAGCATGATTGTTCTGCATTTTTAAGTACACTTTCTGGAAAGCTGTACTCTGCATTTGTTGCATGATTGCAAAATAATATAGCATCACTACCCGTAGCTTGTGTATCAGGTTTGTATGCTCTGATACTCAAGCCATTAGGTGTTGTGATTTCTATAATACCTAGTCCTATGTTTAGTTCCATTAGTATCTGCGTTCTTTAAAGAGTAGCAAGTCTTTATATAAGACATACCCAATTCTTAAAAATCCAGCTACTACTGCAAATAGTACTGAGTTAAACATCCCAACATAATAGAATATGTAACATACTCCTGCAATTGATGTCGTCAACGCAAGCGCTAACAGATACATCTTGATAAAATTCTTGTCCATCTTATTTAAAGTCTACGGTTATTAATCCTTTGTCTGTAATAGTAGCGGTAATAGTATTACTTAGGTTTACCACTAATGTTTTTGCCTTTACCACTGGCTTGTCTGTCTTTACTACTCTTGCTGGCCTTGCTTTTGTCTTTTGCAAGTTTATTTGTGCATTATATAAAGTGCCGTAGCTACTTTTGTATAACTTTGAGCGTGTTAACTTAATCAAAGGCGGTATGTCTTCAATTGTTTTAGGTATCATAGTCTTACCTTTTCTTGGGCTTAACATATAAATTGATTTGTGTTTACAAGTCTTTAACATCTGGTTAAATACCTGTGCTTTTGTTATTTTTGCCATCTTTTAGTTGGTTTTTAAATTTATTAACATGATTTACTATGTGCTCTGGCACATTTACTTTCTGGTACTCACAAATTTCTACTAAGTCTAACAACATTACATTGATAGATGTTTCGTTCTTTTTAAAACGTTGTATAGTCTTGTCATACTCTCTAAGCTGGGCTATAGCCATTTTGATTGCTACGTCTTTCATTTTTTATCTTAGTTTATACTACCAACTACACATATTATTGATGTAGTTTTCATTTTTACTTAATGCTTCTGAACAAGCCTCTCTAATTTCTTTATTCTCAATGGTAAAGGCTGTGTAAGTTCCGTATACTCCACCATAAGTGGCAAATTGTAATACCCCACTATTCTCTCTACAATACTTCTTAACTTCATTCTCTCTTTCACCAAAAAGAGATAGTGTGAAATTACTTTTATGCACTTGTCCGTATTTGTCTGTAGTGGTTTCTTTGTGCATTTGTACTAGCACATCTTTTATGAAATCTTTCATAAGCTTACTTGTTTTTAGGTTTAAATTAAATCTCCGTTTTCATTTTTTATCCCAGGTTATATTGAACGAAGGAATCTTATGAATGTCTGATAATACTAATGCGTCATCCCATTTTTCAGTTTCTCCATTGAAGTTTACAAATAGAAAGAACTTGTTACTGGTAGAGTTTATACAAGCCATGCCAGAGTCGTCCTCTATTATGTAGCATGTACCTAAACCTTCAAGCTCATCGTAATGAACCCATTCCCAACGTAAGTAATTATCTTTAGTATCCTCCATAGCAAACCACTCTCTACTTATAATAATAGTGGTATATTCTTGCTTAGAGCTTACTTCCTGATACTTTCCTAGTCGGTAGTCATAGTCCCAGTCTTTTGAATGTTTAGCCATGTAGTATTCCTGTGAGAAAGCTACACTACTCGTCATCATAACGAGTGATAAAATTAGTTTGTTCATTTGTTTTTAATTTAGTTGTTAATAATCTTCTGTTGTAAAAGCTGCTACGCATATTATAGCGAGAGCTAATGCTGTAATAGTTATTAGTGCATACATACTGATAGAATTACTGCGCATACTACCGCGCATGATAGTGAAAGCCCCCGCGAAGCGGCAAAACTACGTGATGCTGTAGTCTTGCTGTACGCTTGGGTTATGAATTAAAAAAAGCTCCGAAGAGCTTTCTTTTAAGACCACAATGCACCTGATGCTTTGGCGCGTGGTGTACGTAACGGAGCGAATGCTTCGTTTGTTTTAACGACATAGTCTGTAGTAGCTATAGTATAGCCGTCTAGCTTGTCGTTGTAGTACGTCTGAACTTGAAGTCTTAGGCTCAGTAAAGAGTCAGCGAACTTGGACAAGTCAAACGATGCCTTGTTTTCTCTAAGGATAGAGTAAAGCTTAGACGTACTACCTGATAGCTTGAAGTTAGACGCGAAGTCAGACAAGCTCTCGAACTTTACTACACCATCGTCATCGCACATACCCAAGATAGCTTTAGCTACGTTAGAGTTTGCCTTTGGCAAGTTGGTAGTATAGTTATATAACGCAATGTCTTGCGCTATCTCATTCACAGTCTTGTTTGGAAAACGAAGAGTGAACGTAAATTCGTTGTTATCGGTCGCCAATTCTGGGAACGATAAACGAAGTAAAGCTTGGTCGTACTCTTCTGCAACATCGTTGCGAGTACGTTTAGCTTTGCTGTCAACAAAAGAGTTGACGTGTGCGGTTACATCAGCGTGAGCTGAGTTAAGACGCATTGGACTTTTTACGTCGGCCACGACGTTACCTGCAGTTAATAGAATATCTAACATGGTAAGTTTCCTGTGTACGATGCTTAAGGATGGTGTATTTAGAGCAAAGGCTTACGTGATTACATTTATCGTAAGCAATTAATAAAGAAAACCAAAACAGATTGGTCTAATAACAAAAGAGAAAGCTAGCAGGCAACGGGAGTAAACACACACAGCACGCACCCAACGTATACTAAGAGAGCGAAGCTCTCGAAACTTTCTTATAGTGTGTTACATACTTAAATGAATAAGTAGTGCACCAAATATTGTACGCAAGCTACTTGACAATGTCAAATATTTGTTGTACCTTTGGTGGGTAAGTGGTAAGATAACGTAATACCACGTTAGTTACTTAAATAAACAAGTAACACACTACTTATAGAAGAGAAAGCTTACCGATATAAGCTTAACGCACAGTAAACAAACTGTTACTCAAGCAGTTAGCAACTAACAACTACTACAAACGTTAGTGATTATCGAGGTTTATGGGGTTGTAGAGGTGTTCCACACACACATACACACGCACAATTATCTACGTTATGTACTCGACGACAAAGAGTAAATACGACGTTTACGACAATAGGGTAGGGTAGCCAAAGTTTTGGAGCGAGCGGGGCACTCTAGTATAGTACATCCGCACTCAGAAATAAATAAAAAATTTTTGTGTATGTTTGTGTAAACAAAAAAAATAGCGTCATGATGTATTCAATGAAAAAAGACAAGAAGAAGTCTAAGAAAGTAGTAAGCTCTTCGTACAAGAAGGGTGGTAAGATGAAGATGGGTAGCTATAAGGATGGCGGTATTATACAACACGACTAAGTTTAGGTAGATGAAAAGACGCATGATATTAAAGAAGGTAAAGGGAATGTTTAAGAAGAAGAAAAAGAAAGTTTCTGACACTCCTAACAATCCTATGAAAGGAAACTACGGTTCAGGTAGAAAATACTCTGACGGAGGTTACATACAGCACGACTAATTAATAATGCAATAATATATAATGAGGTTTTTGGTTGGAAAAGGGGTCTGTAATGGGCCTCTTTTTTTTTGTGTATAATTGTTAGTACGATATATTTACTATCTTTACAATATGGAAACAATGGATAAGCAAAGAACAAAGTACGGTATAGTAGAAAAGATGCCTAACGGAAGAATATTTGGGTACGTAAATGTATTTGAAATGTCGGATGAGCAGGAATGGGAGATTCTAGAGAACTATATTGATTTAGGTTACGAGCCTTTAGAGAACAAGTATATAATGTCAGGGGGTAATATAGACTCATTGGGGTTTAATTTTGTAGACGAGGACGGAATACAGCAGGAAGGAGAAGTAGAGTACGTCAACCACGGCATACTTATAATGAAAACAAAACTTAAAATACATGTACCTACTCAAGATTAGTAAGCAAGGAAATATAATTGAGGACGATGGTATATATGGAATTCCTGAATTTAAGTCAGTAATGGAAACTTCAGGTCTTGGGAATAAAGGCCTAATGTATGTATCTTATATTGCCGACTATGATTCTCCATATAGGCACTACAACGAATCCGAAAGGATGCGTGTAGTAGCTAAAGATTTGTTTGGAAATTATGATTGGAAGGGTACGAAAAATAAAAAAATTGCTGACGCAATAGCTAAGTATAAGGAGTTAGAGTACGACCCACTGGATGCTCAGTTGTCTGCCTTTAATGAGAAGATAGACGAGTATACTACATTACTAGATAGTGTTAAGATTAATATAGAAAACGCAGCAGACATACAA